GCCACACCCCTTCGGTTACACCAGTTCCTCGAAGAGGAACTGGGACAGGACCCGGTAAAGGTTGCTCTCCGAGGAGAGCATGGGGAAGTAAGAGTGACCGCCCTCGGCGTCACTCTCCAGATACTCGGCGAGGTCCCATGCCTCTGCTTCGCAGAGGAAGTTGTCGCCAACCGTAAGGTTGGCGCTGACCCAATCAGACCAGCCATACCGGTGGCCAACGAAGTTGGCTGCTTTCATGTCGTCCGAGGTGAGCTTGAGCAGGTAAGCCATGTGTTTTATCTCCGATAAAAGGGTTAGAAATCGTAAGCATCGTCAGCAAGCTGACGATCAAGGGTGGCTCTTACATCCATGATGTAAGAGGTGAACTCCGGCTTACAGTGTGAACAGACGTCGATATCCCGAAGGGTATCGGGACACTCCATTGTCGTCATGGTGTCGTCAACCTCGCAGGCCTTTGCTCCGCAAAGGTCGCAGGTTGACAGCAGGTAGTTGTCGTCGTTGAACATATGAACCTCCTACCCCTCGTTAGAGGGGTAGCGCAGAGTCGGGATAAGAAACAGGACGTTAAACAGCAGTGTTATGAGCTTGCTCATTACACTGCCTCCGGCATAGCTGCCTCGAAGAGGCAGACCTCGCAAAGGGCCTCGTAATCACCCTCGAAGAGGGTGAGGTCAGGGACCATGTCGTAGCTAACGCCGCAGCAAGAGCAGGATGTGTGGGTCATGTCTGTTTACCTTTGGTAAAGGGTTGTGAAATACACCGTCACAGAGTGACGGTGTTGTCGAAGGCCGCTGCCTCACCAGCAGCATCAATGATGTCGTAGACATCACTGCACCAGTGGTGCCAGTCAGCGGCATGAGTATCCGACCACAGGGCGAAGCCCTGTTCGGGGTCAGTGAAGCCGAAGGCTTCGGCGAGGTTGAACCACGCTTCATACTCACCTTCGGTGAGTTCGTCGTAGTCGCCGCAGCAGCTATCTGAGATGTGGTCAGCCAGTTCTACGAACTGGCAGACCAGCCGAGCCTCTTCGAGGCTGAGGTCAGCACCGAGGAAGTTGCTCTGCAAGAGCAAGTGGTGGTCGTCATAGCGGCAAGCCAGCTTAAAGCTGGACAGCATGTCAACATCGACTTCGTCGATGACGTAATTCGTGTCGATAGCGGCAAATATGGCCCGAAGGGCCAGACCGAGCATGGAGTCACCGAAGGTGACAGGGGGGAACGGGTTAACGTGAACAGCGAGTGTCATGTGTGCCTCCTTGGCGGGACGACGAAAACAAGCCCGCCGACCGTCAACAGCGACGACCGGCTCGGCCCTAACGAAGTTAAACGGGCTATCGACAGATGTCAACAACGAGACCTCCGTCTTTTTTCTGCTTGCAGAAAAAAGCGCGCGTGTGACAGAGCGCGTGTCGAGGCAGAGCCGGTGCGCCTCATGTGCCTAGCGTGCGCGCGATTGAGAACTTTTTTGCCACTCCCCTACGGGGAGTGAATCTCCGCGTGTCAACGCGCTTGAGGCGCTCTCGCGAGCTACCCAGAGGCGCGAGGCAACAGATTCTTGAGTCCCTTACTACGTAAGGGGTTAGCTTTAGTGTCGGCTATCCTACTACGTAGGAAGTCGTCGCCAGATTGATCGACATATTTAAGTCCCTTTAGGGACTAGCCTTAGCGAAATAGTCGTTTTTGTCGGCGGCCTTAGAGGAGAGGGGTAGTGACGAAGCGGAGAGAGCCGTAAGGCTCTCCGCGCAGTCACCCTCTCCGAGGTTAGTTTACAAAGTAAACTAGAACCGGGTGACATTATGCCGCTATGGTGGTGACCTATGGTCAACAGCCGCCGAAAGGGTGCCACTGGAGAACGTGAGTTCGCAGCTTTGCTGCGAGAATATGGCTGGCCAGAGGCCAAACGAGGTCAACAGCGAACAGGCTTGGAACAAGCCGACGTGGTTGACGGCCCACTCGGGTGCCACTGGGAAGTCAAGCGCGTTCAACGCTTACAACTTCGCAAGGCTCTGGATCAGGCTATCCGTGACAGCCCAAAGGGCTGTGTGCCGATAGTAGCTCACCGGGCTAACGGTGAGGATTGGCAAGCTACGCTTGAAATGTCGGCTTTGCTGAGGCTCTTGACGTTCTTGGAACGTCATGGTCTACAATGGTCCGAAATAGCGGAGCAAAGCTCCGAGGAAGCAAATGGGACGAAAGCCGAAGTATGAAGCCGTCGATTACATCGACGAAATACTTGAGTGGGTCGCAAATGGCCGAACTCTAAGGAGTTACTGCCGTCAGGAAGGTAAACCTTCCTGGCAAACTGTCTATCGGTGGATGGACAAAGACTCTGTCTTTGCGGACCGCTTCGCGGAGAGTAGAGACCGTGGATTTGATTCACTAGCCCAGCAATGTCTAGACATTGCTGAGAATGGTAATCCTGGTGACGTGGCCAGAGCGAAGCTCCGTGTATGGACTACACTACAGCTACTAGCCAAGTGGGATCCTCGCCGTTACGGCGAGGTGCGCCGCTTAGAGCACAGCGGGGACCAAAAGCAGACTGTAACTGTAGTTACAGGGGTGCCGCAACCAGATAGTGTCAAGCTACCGCCGCTCCCGACGAAGTCGGGAGAGTCTAAGGACGCCGATCCTGCCGTCAAGCTTGGCCATCCGAAGGATGATAAGCCGACGTAACAGCATATCGACCTACGGTCGGTCCTAATGACGGCATGAAGGAATCACACGCCGTCATTCAGGACATACGCCGTGTCGCAGCGAAGCTGCGGCGAACAGTGCCGCCGCTATTACCGGTGTCGGTCTATATTCGTAGACAAGTCTACGAAGCCGGTGAGATGTTATGGGGCAAAGCTGACTTGACGTGTGATGGAACGCGCGACAAGTTCCGCATATACGTGACGAAGAGTCACCCGCAGATTATGCGCGACACTCTGATGCACGAATGGGCGCACTGCCTAGCCTGGGAAGCTGGCACCGTCATCGGAGATGACCACGGGCCAGCTTGGGGCTTAGCTATGAGCCGAGTATACTCGGCGGTCATAGACCAATGATCGACCTCGGATACAAGCCAAGGGCTTGGCAGGCAGCCTTTCATAGCAACCGAACACACTATAGTGTGTTGGCTGTATGTCGCCGAGCCGGTAAGACGAAGGCCGCTTTGATGGACCTCATTGATGCATCAATGAGATTCGACAAAGACCGTGGCCTGTTTGCATACATAGCTCCGCTAAGGACCCAGGCCAAACAGATCGCTTGGTCTGAACTCAAAGCTACGCTTCGGCCAGCTATCATTGACGGCATAGTCACCGTCGCAGAGAGTGACCTATCGGTCACCTTCTGGAACGGTGCGGTTATCAAGCTGTTTGGCGCCGACGACCCCGACTCCCTGCGTGGCTTTCGCTTCGACCGAGTCGTCATGGACGAAGTCGCGCAGATGAAGGCAGACACATGGCCGGAGGTGGTCATGCCAGCGTGTCAAGACCGAGACGCTCCGGTCCTATGGATCGGGACTCCTAAAGGAGTCGATGCCTTCAGCGAGATCTACTATCGAGCCTTACGGCTCGGTGGCAAGTGGAGCGCCAAGCGGCTCACCGTAGGTGAGATTGGTCTATTTAGTGCCGAGCGAATCTCCGAGATCAAAGCGACTATGTCGCCGAAGGCGTTTGCTCGCGAGTTCGAGTGCGACTTTGAAGCCGGAGACGAGGACCAACTCATCACCTTCAGTGATGTCCAAGCCTCGGCTTCACGCGCCGCCACGCCCAAGGACGCTTTCGGAGCACCAGTGGTGCTCGGTGTCGATCCGGCTCGGTTTGGCGATGACCGAACGGTCATCGTGCGGCGACAAGGCCCGGTCTGTTATCCGCCGACCGTGCTCAACGGAGTTGACAACATGGTCGTCGCCGAGAACGTGGCGCAGCAGATCGAGCAGTTCTCGCCTTCGGCGGTGTTCATCGACATCGGCCAGGGTGCCGGAGTCGTAGACCGACTCCGTCAGCTTCGATACACCGTCATTGAGGTCCCCTTCGGGGGCCGAGCTAACAGTCCTGAGCTTTACGCGAACCGCCGCGCCGAGATGTGGTGTGCGGTGCGGGATTGGATTCGCTCTGGCGGCATGATTCCTAATGACGAGGGACTCAAGCAGGAATTGTGCGCTCCGACCTACAAGTATGACACGTCGGGCCGTATGAAGTTGGAATCCAAGGACGAGATCAAGAAGCGGATTAGCGACATGAGTCCCGACAAGGCTGACGCCTTGGCCCTAACTTTTGCCGCCCCGGTTGCAGCCCCGGCTCTGACCGAAGAACTTCAGCGCCGAATCCCTAATCTTTACAAGCCCCTTGACCACCAAGACGACACGCCGACCTGGGACCCCTGGTCGTTCTAAAATGAACATTACTGTCGAGGAAATCCCTCCTTCGGTCCTGAAAGAGCAGGGTCCCCCGCTGTTTGAGAGGCATTACCAGGAGCTTCGGAACGGGCGGAACCTGCGAGTCTCTCCGGCCTACGCGCTCTACGACAACCTAACGGCCACTGGCGCCCTGCACTGTATTGGCGCTTTTGGGGATGGCCAGCTTATCGGTTATTCCGTAAACTTATACATGCCTCGGCATATGCACTACAATTATAGCTACGTGCAAAACGACGTTTTGTTCGTCGATAAGGAGTATCGGAATACTTCAGTCGGCGGGCGGCTGATTAAGGCAACAAGGCGCCTTGCGGAAAAGCTAGGGGTCGATCAAATCATGTGGCACTGCAAAGAAGGCACTCAGCTTCACCGGATGTTGGACCACAGTGATCGCCATACCCTTGCTGACTTAGTCTACACGGAGGAAATCTAATGGCGGTCACTACTGCTATTGCTGCGGTCGCGTCTCTCAGCTACAGCGTTTACTCAGGCGAGACAGGCCGAAAAGAGCGGAAGGAGGCGCGTAAGAAAACGGCGCAAGCCCGTGACGCTCGTATTGCTCGCGAAGGGGCAGCGGCCTCCAAAGCGCAAGGCCGTGAGGCTCAAGCGCGTCGGTCTCAGCGAATGGCTATGCAACGACGGGTCGCCAGCATGGACACGGGTGCCTCAAATGCTCCTGGCCAAGTTGCGGCAGACGTCTCCTCGCCCGGTGGCGGTATGTCCAACAAGCTTGGCTAATGGCGTCTCCTCCGAAAGCAATGGACGACCAGCGGACCACGAACTCGCGGCTGCTGCAACGTCTTCATGAGCGACACGAACGCCTTCGGTCGGAGTATCACGACCAGCGTTCGTCTCACCAGGACATCGTCACCCAGTTGTGCCCGTGGCGTGGTCGCTTCGATAAGAAGACACGGGCGAACAAGGTCACCGAGGAGCCAAAGTCGATCTACGACTCGACCGCTTTCCGCGCCCTGCGGGGCATGGGTGCGTTTATGATGGGCGGCGGATCTTCGCCAGCCCGCAACTGGTTCCGACTTACGTGTCCTGACCCAGAGCTAGCGGAGATCCACTCCGTCCGCGAGTTCTTCAGCGAGTCGGCACGGCGAATGCGGTTTGTCTTGTCCCGGTCGAACTGCTATCAGGCGCTTCACAACGCCTACGAAGAGATTGCTGCGTTCGGAACCGCGTGCATCTTGCTGGAGCCGAACTTTGATCGGGTCTTGCACATGCACGTCCTCACGGTCGGTCAGTATTACCTGGGCACCGACCCCTTCGGTGATGTGAACACGGTCTACCGCGAGTTTGAAATGACGGTGGCGCAGATCGTTTCGGAGTTTGGGCTAGAGAACTGCTCGGTCGAGATCCAAACGCAGCACAAGGAAGGTCAGCACGAGCAGCTACACACGGTGATCCACGCCGTGGAGCCGCGCGATGACCGCCAGCAAGACAAGCTGGACCAACTGAACATGCCGTTCAGGTCTGTCTACTTCCTGCGCGGGGAGCGGCGCGACCACCGGACACGGGGCATTCTGCGCGAGGGCGGCTACCGCCGGTTCCCCTACCTTGTCCCTCGTTGGTCGGTTACCGATCGGAACGCCTGGGGCTTTGGGCCGGGTCACGAAGCGGTGCCACACGCCAAGCGACTTCAAAAGATGCAGTTCGCGATGGGTAAAGGTGTGGCCTACAGCGCCGAGCCACCCCTGCAAGGGCCTGCGTCTTTGGCTGGGCGCGAGATCAAGCTGCGCCCCGGCGGCTACACCCCCGTGCCGAACGGGGCGAACCAGAAGATTGAATCTCTGTTCCAAGTTCGCCTGGACTTGGTCGCGTTGGGCGACCAAATCCAGCGTGTTCAAGACCAGATCCAGCGTGCGCTTTACAACGACCTCTTCTTGTTGCTGATGAACTCACGCGGCGCCAAGACGGCGACCGAGGTTGACGAGCTTCACGAAGAGAAGATGCTGATGCTCGGCCCTGCTCTGGAGCGTCTGCACAACGAGATGCTGCGCCCCCTGGTGGAGCGCGTCTTCAGCTTTATGAACGACGCTAAGCTGCTTCCGGACCCTCCGGCAGAGCTTCGCGATGTTCCCTTGCAAGTTGAGTTCGTGTCCATGTTGCAGCAGTTGCAGCAAGCTTCGGGCGTCGTGACTCTTGAGCGGTTCCTTACCATGCTGGGCGCGGGCGCTCAGATGCTTCCGGAGATGCTCGACAACGTCGATCCGGACCGGGTCGCTCGCGATTACGCAGAAATGCTGGCGATTGAGCCGGACAACCTTCGCGATCCGGGCGAAGTGGACAAGATGCGGAAGGCTCGGGCCGAGGCGAACGCGCAGGCGCAACAGGCAGAGACGGAAGCTGTGCAAGCCAAGACCGCACGGGACTTGGCTGCTGCCAACAAGGACGCCCCGGCTGTGTCTGATTCGTTTATGGGCTACACCGGGATCTAGCTGTGACTCAAAACGGATGGAGTTCTTACGAAAAGATGGTGCTGTCCGAACTGACGAGGCTGTCTGAGATGCAGGCTGGTATGCAGAAAAACATGGTAGCCTTTGAGTCTCAATTAGCCGTTCTTCATGTCAAAATGGGCCTAATGGCGGGGTTCTTTGGTTTAATGGGCGGGGCCATCCCGGTGGCAGCCGCGATCATTACCAAGCAACTGTGATACAGCCATGGCTAAGTCTGACAACATTGAGCCTGACACCCCTAACTCGCAGACCATAATCGTAAAAGACGAGAAAGCCGCTCTCCGTATGAAGCGAGAGGAGACCCGCGAGGCGCAAGCTCGTTACGCGGCCATCGTAGCTAAGGAGAAAGCGGAAAAAGCTGCCGAGCGCGATATGCGCCGAGAAGAGATCCAGCTTGAGCTTGCTAAGATTAAGCTGGGCCAGAGCGCAGCGGAAAAAGCGCGAACCAATATCGCTCTGACGACGCCTTTGCTGCTCGTATTCCTTGTAGGCGGCTTTATTGCTATGTTAGGGACCGGCGCTATTCCTGACGATCAGGTCTCGGTCGCGTCTGCCCTGCTTACTCTTGTGAGCACTGCGCTCATGCAAAACCTTCGCTCTATCGTGAGTGAAGGAGCCGCTGACGATTCCAACGGTAACGGTAAGGCTCACGCAGCTTCGCCTAAACCACCAGTTAAACCTAAGCCATGAAGAAACTTATTCCCGTAGCGGCACTTGCCCTACTCGCTGGCTGCGAAGGTATCAGCGTTGCTGATGCCTACGTGCAAGCCGATCAGTTGACCTACGACGCTATCGCGCCGTCTTACCGAGCCTACGTGGCGGCTGACGAAAAGCTGGATGCTGCCAGCAAGCAGTCACGGATGCGCCTTCTCGAATCATGGAAGCTTCGTATCGAAGCTAACACCAAAAAGAACTGATGTCTGACCTTACCCCTGACGTCGCTGCCCTGGCTGAGAAGCTGAAGGCCAGCGTTACTGACCCTGCTAAGCAAGAAATGGTGGCCGCTATTGCTGCGGACTCCTCTCGTATCGCAGTGCTCGCGCTGACTGATCCTGCCGCTGCTGAAGCTGAGGTTACAATCGTCAAAGCCACGCTCGCCAACATCGGCCAAGCCGAAGCGGCGAACGCTGTGCAAGCCGTCACCGACTGGGTCGCCGAAACGGTTGGCCGAGTCATGTCCAAAGCCCTCCCTGTTTAGGAGAAGTTATGCCGAAAGTTGGAAAGAAGTCGTTTCCTTACACTACCGCTGGAAAAAAGGCTGCTAAGAAGGCGGCTAGTAAGTCTGGCAAAAAGATGATGCCTAAGAAGAAGGCAGGCGGCGGTCGCCGAGGTTCCTAATGGCAGCCAAGCGCGGACTCTATTCCAACATTAATGCCAAACGGAAACGCATTGCTGCTGGAAGCGGGGAGAAGATGCGGAAGCCGGGCACCAAGGGCGCCCCTACCGCAAAGGCTTTTAGGCAGTCAAAGAAGACGGCCAAGAAGAGGTAAGCGGTGAGCAGACACAGAGGGGGTGAAGACGGGCCTGAGGACGACAACACCCCGCCTGAAAACGACCAGGATCTGACACAGGACCAATTAATGGTTTCATACAAAGACGCTAAGCATGTTGCGGCAAACGTCACCGCAACGTTTAACCCGCCGATTGACGCCCTCTTCGTGAAGGCTAACGCAACGGGTGCGGTCACAGTGACCATTGGCGACGGGACGTATCTGTACCCGGCAGCGAACCTGACGGCGCGCACTCTAGTAAGCAACATCGGCCCTATCTCCGCCGTCTCTGAGGCGGGAACGGGGTCCATGTCTTACATCGCGCTCCGCGAGCATAAGCACGTCACTTCTGACACGATTGCGTAATGCCTGAACGCGGAGGTGAAAAGTTCTCGGGCTACAACAAGCCCAAGCGAACGCCGGGTCACAAGACTAAGTCACACGCGGTGCTGGCTAAGTCTGGAGATCAAGTCAAGCTGATTCGCTTTGGTCAGCAAGGCGTAAAGGGTTCGCCTAAAGGGACGGCTCGTAACAAGTCGTTCAAGGCGCGTCACGCCAAGAACATCTCTAAAGGCAAGATGTCAGCAGCTTACTGGGCCAACAAAACCAAGTGGTAGCGCACAGCGAAGCAACTGTTCAAGACGCACTCCGGTGGATGGCTCGCCAAAAACAAGGCCGAGTTGTCCTCCGGTGGTTGCTTATGTCGTCTGGTTTTATGGACGACGTATTCCACCCACAGAACTCACAAATGTCATTCAATGCTGGTCGCCGTTCAGTCGGCGTCGAGCTACTTCAAGCTCTTCGCTCCGTTGACGAGCAGGAGCTTTCTAAAATCGTAGGAGAATTGTTGTGACGGACACACAAACTGAAGTCACGCAGACGGGCGACGAAGCGCAAGCAGAGTCGCAAACCCCAGAGCAGAGTCAGACGCCGGAGCAAACGCTCTACCCAGACGCAGAGAAGGCTGAACAAAAGCCGGAGGCGCCTGAGTCAGAGTCAACTCCAGACAGCAAGACAGAAAAGTCTACTGACGATCCCGCTGAGCCGGAGGAGTTCAAGTTTGAGGTCCCTGAGACCATGAACTTGGATGACTCCACTGTCGCAAAGCTCAGCGAGACGGCTCGCGAAATGAACTTAACCGCCGACCAGACACAAAAGCTTCTCGAAGCTGTCGCGCCCTCCCTCGTGGAGCAGCACGAAAGCACGATGAAGACGATGGTGGAAGGCTGGGCTAAGGAAGTCGCGAACGACAAAGATATTGGAGGAGATAAGCTCGAATCTAATATGGCAGTCGCAGCCAAAGCTGTTGAGACGTTCGGAGACGAATCGCTGACCGACCTGCTCGAAGCCGAAGGTATGCCATTGTCTAAGCACCCTGGCGTATTCCGCTTCCTTGTGAAGGTCGGCGCGGCAATCAGTGAGGACAATTCGGTAAATCCTGGCATCAATGGGAAGCCAGCGCCGTCCCCTCTTACGGGAGATGTGTTCCAAAACATGGGTCACGCAGCTTCCGTGATGTATCCAAACCAACAGACTTAGAGAGTTAGAATCAGATGGCTGTTCTTAGCAGTAGCAACCTTACGCTCGCCGATTGGGCGAAGCTTTTCGATCCGGACGGCAAACTCGCCGTCATCACAAACGTCCTGTCGCAGACCAACGAAGTCTTGGAAGACTGTGTCTTCAAGCAGGCAAACGGTAAGACCCACCACCGCGTAACGATCGCGACTGGTCTGCCGGGTGTCTACTGGCGTCAGGTGAACCAAGGCATCCCGCCGACCAAGGCCACGACCGCTCAGGTGGACGAAGGCATTGGTATGCTGGAAGCGCGTTCGGAAACGGACGTCGTTCTGGCGAAGATGTCGGGCGACCTCGGCAAGTTCCGCTTCGGCCAAAGCCGGATGCACCTTGAGTCGATGAGCCAAAAGCAGGCTCGGACCATGTTCGCGGGCGACATCTCGTCGGAACCGGCGAGCTACCTCGGTCTCCAAGGCCGCTATAGCTCCCTGACCGGCGCGGCCAACTCGCAAAACGTCATCGACGGCGAAGGCGCAGGGGCGCACCAAACGTCGATTTACCTTGTCGGCTGGGGCGACGAGACGGTTCACTGCACCTTCCCCGAAGG